CGCTGCCCTGGGCCGCGCCGGCCAACGGGAGGGCCGCCTCAAGACTCGCGAGGTCCGCCGTCGCCGTCGCCGCGCCGGCCGCCGCGCCGGCCAGGGTCGGCCCGATCGCGGCCAGGGCGGCGGTCGCGGTGGCCGCGCCGTCGGCGGCCCCGGCCAGGGTCAGGCCGGTGGTCACCGCGCCCGCCAGCAGGCCGACGCCGGCCGCCGTCGCCGCCAGCTGCACGACGGTGAGGAGCGCCGCCAGGACCGTGCCCGCGCCGACCGCCGCGCCCGCCAGCGTCGTGTCCGGCGCGCCCGCGTCGGCGAGGATCGGGATCGCCACCGTGCCCCAGCCGTCGCTGGCGACGTTGCCGGTCCAGGCCATCGTCACCGTGCCGCCGCCGGGTTTGGTGCTGAAGACGATCTGCGTGCCGGACCCGGGCCGCACCGCGCCGCCGTTGCTCTGGCCCGCCACCAGCGTGAGGACGTTGTCGTTGCGGAGGAGCGCGAGGTCGGTCACCAGACTGCCGGCCGCGGGGCTCGCCACGTTCACGGTGATGGTCGGCGTGCCGGCGATGGCGCTCGCCACCGCGCCGAACGGCGTCGTGGCGCTGGCGCCCGTGTAGACCTCCGCCGCCGCCAGCATGGAAATGCTCGTGGCGGAGAACGTGATCACGACGGCGCCGCTGCCGGTGCGCCCGGTGATGGCGTAGACCGCCATCTCGGCGGCGCCGCTGCCCGCCTGGATGCTCGTGCCCGGCACGAGCGCCACGCCGACCGTCGAGCCCGCGAAGCTCGGCACGCCGACGATGGCCTGGCTCGCCGTCCGCCGCCAGCCCACCTTGACCAAGGCGACGTCGCCCGGGTTCAACGTGATCGACGGGAGCGTCAGGGTGACGCCGGTACCGGCGAACACCTGGACACGCGAGAGGAAGGCGGCGGCCATCGGACGGTTACGCCTCCGTCACCGTGAGGGCGCCGATGGGGAACGTCGGCGCGGGGTCGCCGCTGTTGATCGTCTTCGGGGCCTGGAGCGCCGCCTGGTACAGGATGTTCCCGCCCGAGAGCGCGTCACAGACGGCAAAGTGCGTCGCCACGCCCCAGGCCCCCGTCGGCGCCGGGAACGTCACCACCACGGCGTTCGCCGTCTGCCCGCCCGTGCCGCTGCTGGCGCCGGTCCCGCTGTTCTGGGTGTTGCGCCAGTTCGTGGGACTCGGGTCCAGCTGCGCGCGGGCGTAGCCGCCGCCCGTGATCTCGGTGCCGCCGCCGGCATCACTCGGCGCCGCGGTGTAGAGCGCGACGGCGAGGACCGTCGGCACCGGCCACGCGATGCCGCGAAAGGTGTGATCGATCCACTTGTTTTCGAGGTAGTCGGTCTTTGCACTCATGCCTGCGCCTCCGTCTCGATCCTGGCCGCAACGGTCCGCACGCGACCCGGCATGCGGTCGGCCTCGCGACGCGCCGCCGGCCGCATGAACGGCCGGGCGGCCTGCCGGCTGGTGCCGTACTCGACGAAATGCGCGTAGGCCGCCGCGGGCCCGCTGACGCCGGCCACGGTGCCGTCGCTGGTGATGCCGCGCTGCAGCGTCCCGGTCACGACCGGCACGAACGATCGCGCATCCGCGGCGACGGCCTGGGCGCCCGCCCGCAGCGCCGGGTCGAGCTGCCGGCGGATCGCGGCCGGCACCGCCGTCTGTAGACGCCGCAGCGCGGGGAGCCCGTCCACCGAGACCTTGAACGCCATCAGGTCAGCCGCTCCTCCAGCACCAATTCCAGTTCGCGGCCCCGGCCGTCGACGTCGACGACCTCGACGATCGTGAACGCCCGCACCTGGCCGGTGTAGCCGTGCGTCGCCGACGCCGTCATGGCCGGCGTGACCGCGATCACCTGGCCGGCCACATCGACCGGCATCCGCACATGGGCCCGATGCGTCGCCGTCGCGTATTGCGTGCCCTGCCGCAGCGCCTCGGTGCTGCCGATCGGCACCACGTCGGCCGCCACGTTCACCAGTACCGGCACGTCCTGCACGTCCTGGCCGCCGTTCGGCAGATCGACCAACTGCTGGGCGGTCACGGAGAGGCGGGCCTGCAGGCGACCGGCACGGATCGTCATGCCAGCGCCGGATCCCGGGTCCGCATCAGGAGTTCGCGCAGCACCGCCCAGAGCGCCGCGTCATCGCTGTCGTCCCCGCGATGCTGCCAGTCATGCACGATCGTCTTCAGCGTCGCCGCGCGCACGACCGGCGGCGCCGTCGTCTCGTCCCAGAGCGGGTCGGCGCGGGCGCCGATGTAGTCGACCACCTTCGCGCTCGCGAGCTCGAGGAACTGCGTCACCTCGGCGTCGCGCGACGCGTCGGTGATCTGCAGGTGCGCCTTGGCTTCAGCGAGCGTCGCCAGCATCGTCGCGCCTCCGAGCATCGCGGCCGCGTTTCACCATCAGCTGCCAGGCCGGCGACTGGGCCGGCGCGTCCGTCGTCGGGGCCCCGCAGTACCAGGCCGAGCCGCCGTGCGTCACGACGTCGCCGACGTCGTAGGTCTTCCCGGCCACATGCACGCCCAGGTACCGCAGGCCCGAGATCCCCGGCGCCCCGTCCTTCCCGTCGACGCCGTCCCGGCCCGGTGGGCCCGGCGGGCCGGCGGGCCCGGGGATCGGGGCGCGCGCTTCCAGGTCCGTCCCGTCGGCGGTCTCCAGGACCGCGACCCGGCACACCAGGGGGTCGAGCAGGCCCCGCAGGCGGACGGCGAGCTGTTCCGCCAGGATCTCAGGCCGCATGAGACAACCCCGCGATCGCCTTGTCGAAGGTCGCGAAGAACTTCGCCTCGTCGGCCGCGTCGTCGACGGCAGGGAGCATCGTCGGCGCGGGCGCCGGGTCGGCGGGCTTCGAGAAGGGATCGTCGGCGTCGCGCTTCGCCAGCGCCGCCAGCGAGAAGTTCTGCTGCTGCATGTAGGGCGAGTCGCCGCCCGCGACCTTGCCCAGGCCGAAGTACTTGAACCGCGCCTCGTTCGGCGACAGCGCGCCGGCCCCGATCGACTCCGCAGCGGCCTTGACCTTGGTCGCCGTCACCATCCAGATCAGGTCGTCGATGTCGAACTCGGTGCCATACGGCGTCTTGAGTTCGAGCCCGGCGTCGAGCGACGCCTCGAAGTTCGCGAGCAGCGACTGGATGCACTGCGAGTGGTACTTCTGGAGCAGGGCTTCGAGGTCGGTCACGCCCGCCGCCGCGGCATCGAGATCGAGCAGGGCCGGCGGCACGTGGTAGCACGTGCAGACGTTGGTCGCCGTCCAGTTCAACTGCTCGATCAATTGACTGTCGGCCGCGTTGACCGTCATCGCTTCGTACTTCAGGCCCTTGCCGAGCACGGCGACGCGGCCGACGTTGGCGCCGGAGAAGTTCGCTTCCCAGTAGGTCTTGATGCGCGTGGCCTGGTCCTCGCCGATCTCGCCCGGCGCGGTCAGCACGCCGCCCGGATGGCTGCCGAGCCGGAAGAACTGCTCGCTGCCGCTCTGCATGGTCAGGCCCTGCTGCGCGGCCAGCCCGCAGGCATAGAGCGGCGTAACGCCGACCAGCGGATGGAACAGCGTCACCATCGGGTCGTGGATGATCTCGCGCGCCGGCACGATCACGTCGTCCGTGCCGACGCCGGTGAGATCGTCGCGTTTGAGCTGGTAGTAGACCGCGCCATCCGGCGCGATCAACGGCGTCACCCGGGCCGGATCGAGCACATAGAGCGCCGCGACGACGCCGCGCGCGTCGCGCTCCTTGAGGACGTAGGCATTGCCCGCGGTGAGCTTCGACGTGATCCACTGCTCGACGAACTTGACGACCGTTTGGTAGCGGTTCGGCGACCGCAGGACCGGCGAATACGCCGGGTTGGTCGTCTCTTCCCAGATGCCGTCGGCGTCTTGCGCCACCAGCCGCAGATGCAGCTTGCCGATGTCGGTGGCGATGAGGGTGACGCAGCCGTAGACCGCGAAGTAGGCGAGCGCGTTGGGCACGGTGACGGGCGGGGCGTTCTCCTGCCAGGCGCCGGTGAACGGCTCCCGGACGACCGGAAACCAGCCGCCGCCCATCGTGCCGGCCGGCGACGTCAGGGTCGCCGGGGCACGGGGGGCGCGGCTGATCTCATAGCCGAACAGGCGCATCGGACTCCCGTCAGGACGCGCGGTGGTTCCGGCCGCCGCGCGGCTCGTCGTCGCGGCCGCTCGGCTCGTCGCCGCTGCGGACGGTGAGGCCGCCCGTCGGGGCCGGCCAGGCGGTGGCCGTCAGGTACTTGACCGCGTTCGGATTGACGCGCTTCCAGTTGATGAACCGCTCGGCGCGGAGCGCGACCGAGTTCGTCTGGAACAGCGACACGTAGACGGTCGTGGCATCCGAGGGCGACATCGGCGCGCTGTCCATCTGCAGCGACGCCTCGCGCGACGCGTCGATCGACACGCCACCATCATCGGCGTAGAGCACGAGCGACGGCTGCAGCGCGACGACGTTGGCGACCGCCGTGTTCGACGTGATGAAGGTCAGGCCGCGGTACGACCCGCCGTTGATGCCAACGCCCGGGAACTTCGGCGAGCCGTCCAGATTCGACTGGAACGAGAGCGCCAGCGCGTTGGCCGCCGACAGGATGAACGTCACGCCATCGACCGAGATGTTGTTGGTCGCGAAGTGATTGATCAGCCCCATGATGTCGGCCATCGGATTGGCCGACGCCGCGGCGGTGGGCGCGCCATTCGTGATCGACGCCGGGTTGACGCCCGCGACGGCGGCGACGGCGGGATCGATGAACTGGGCGTCGAGGAACTGCGCGATCCCGGCCACCATGTCCGCGCGGACGAGGGCCTCGGCCGACGGGTTCGACGAGCGGACGAGCTCCTCGGTCAGGACGATGATCCCGGCGACCTTCGTCATGCCCAGCGTGTCGGAGCTGAAGGCGAGCTTCGTCAGCGGCTTGGGCTTGGCTTCCCCGACCCACCCGTAGGTGCCGCCGGCCGTCTGCATCGGGATCTTCGTGTTGAACGGGACATTCCGCAGGCCGGGGATCTTGCCGAGGATGGTCGCCGGCCGCAGCAGTTCGATGAAGTCGTTGATCATCGTCTGATTGACGAGCGGCGACGCCCAGGTGGCGTCCGTGGTCGTGCCCGGCGCGATGGCGGCCTTGAGCGAGAGCGCCACTTCCGGCGTCGAGTCGTCCCAGCGCTTGGCGTACTCCGCCGCCTCGTACTTATTGCCGTGGCAGACGAGCAGCGCCATCGCCTGGCGCACGAACGGCATGCCGAGCGGCACGTTGGCCTTGACCGAGACCTGCGGCAGCGACGGGCGCAGCGGCAGCGCGATCGGCGGCGGCGGCACGGGCGTTGCCTGCTTGACCTGCAGCGCCTCCAGCTCGCGCCAGCGCACGAGGTCGGCGTCCAGGCTCTTGACCTGGGCGCTGAGCCGATCGTGTTCCTCGGCCTGCTCGGCGGTCAGCGTCTGCTCGGCGTCCGCGGACGCCTGCATGATCTCCGTCATGCGCGTCGCGAGCGTGGTCCGCTTCGCGTCCAACTGGGCAATCTGTTCGGGGGCGGTGAGTTTCATAGCGGGCCTCGGGTGTGGCAGGCCCGAGACGCCGGGCGGGGTGAGGCCGGACGCGGCCAGGTGCGGCGCGTCGAACGACTTGATCGCCTGGATCGTCGTGTCGACGTTGGCCGGAATGGTGACAAGCGACAGCTCGCAGATCTCGGTACGCACCAGATGCAGCCCGCCCGAGGCGAGCTGCTTGACGCCGTTGGCGAGCGGGCGGAACCCGATCGAGACGCCGGTGATCAGGCCGGCCTTGATCAGGTGCCACGCCTCATTGACGCGGTCGCGGACGACGCCGGGATCGGCGAGATCCGGCAGCGTCGCGTCGAAGGCGATGCCGTCACGGCTCGCCGTCAGAGTGACCCGGCCGACCGGGCGTTCGCGATCGTGATGCAGCAGCAGCGGCAGGGGATTGGCGAAGGTGGCGCCCAGCGGCTCGATCACGTCGCCCTGCCGATCGGGCGTCGGCGTCGAGGCGATGCCGGTGATCCGGCGGCGCTCGGGGTCGAGCGCCTTGATCGACAACAGCGCGTAGGCGCGGTCGAGCATGCGCCGCGTAGGTTAGCGGCTGGGCTTGCGGGCGGGAACTTTAGATGGCACAACGCGGGGCTGGAGCGCCCGGCGCACCAGCTCCGGGACCGACACCCGGGCCGCCCGCGCGCGCGCATACAGCGCGTCGTAGCGTGTGGCCGGCAGCCGGACGCAGAGCCGGACCGAGGGATCCCCAGGATCGAGCGGCGGCCGGCCGGTGCGTTTGGTCATGACGTCGGTCCAAAGATGTACATTTCCGGTTCGGGCGACGGCGCCGCCTGGTCGCGGTGCATCGCGTCCAGCGCCATCACCAGGGCCGAGACGCCGTCAATTCGCTCGGTCGACTTCGCCTTCGACGGCTGGATGTTCCCGGCGTGATCGACGTCGACGGTCACATTGGCCATGTTCCAGCGCAGGATCGGATGCCCGTCGTGATGCAGCGTCCGTTCGAGGACGGCCTTCTCCAGCGCCTTGCTCGGCGCCGAGAGCGAGGCCTTGCCCTGGCGCATTTTGACGCACGTGAACCCGTCGACGTGCTCCAACTGCGCGATCAGGTGCGTGGCGTTCCAGGGGTCGAAGGCGACCATCTTCATCACGAAGGCGTCGTCCCAGTCGTGCAGGAGCCCGCGCACGGCGTCGTAGTCGACCGTCGGCCCCGGCGTCGCGGTGAGGAACCCGCGGCGCGCCCATTCATCGTAGGGCACCCGGTCCCGCGTCACGCGCTGCGGGATCCGCTCGGCCGGACAGAAGAACTGCGGCAGCACCGTGAACCCGGCGCCGTCGTCGTCGGGAAACACCGCCACCGCGGCGGTCAGGTCGGTCGTCGTGCTCAAGTCGAGGCCGACGTAGCACCGCCGGCCGGCCAGCGCGGCGCGATCGATCGGCGCCTCACACGCGTCCCACGCCGCCATCGCGATCCACCGCACGTCCTGCTCGGTCCACTGGTTCAGATACAGGCGCCGGAACGCCGCCTCCTGGGCCGGGATCTCCTGGGCCCGCGCGCAGGCCGATCGCATCTCCTCCAGTGAGCGGAAATCCCCGAGCGCCGGATTGGCCCGCCGCCACACCGCCTCGCTGCGCCAGTCCGCGTCGATCGGCGCCTCGTAGATCACCGGCAGGAACGTCGGATCGAGCGTCGGGTCGGCCTGGACGCGCTTGGCGTGCTGATACAGCTCCCACAGAATGGAGTGCCGGTCGTAGCCGGCCGTCGAGATCGCGATCACGAGCGGCTGCGCCCGCGCGCCCGTGCTCGTGGCCAGCACGTCCCACAGCTCGCGCGTCGGCGCGGCGTGCAGCTCGTCGTAGATCACCCGCGACGCGTTGAACCCGTGCTTGCTGTAGGCCTCGGCCGAGATCGCGCGGTAGACGCTGCCCGACTTGCGATGCACGACGCGCTTCTGGCTGTCGACGATCTCGCACGCGGCCGAGAGCTCGGCGTCATTGCGGATCATCTGCGCGGCCACGTTGAACACCAGCGCCGCCTGCTCGCGATCGGCCGCCGCCGAGTAGACCTCGGCGCCCGCCTCGCCATCGAACAGCAGGCCGTCGATCGCCAGGGCCGCCGCCAATTCGCTCTTGCCGTTCTTGCGCGGCATCATCAGCAGGCACGTGCGGTACCGCCGCAGGCCGGTCGCCGGGTTGGTCGAGAACAACGGCCGGATGATCCGGTGCTCCTGCCAGCCGCGCAGGCGGAACGACTCACCAGCACACGGGCCCTTGGTGTGCGTGAGCTGGTTGATCAGCTTCACCTTGTGGCCGGGCACGGGATCACGGCGCATGGTCGCACTCACAGATGGCCGCCCCATTTACTGACCGGCGCCGTGACGCCCTCGGCGACCCGAATCCGCGCCCGCGAGCTGGGCGTCATCCCGAACTCGATGAGGAAGGCGCGCATCTGTCCCATCGCGTGATGCGCGATCCGCACATAGGGCGAGGTCGTCGGCAGATCGTGCTTCCCCTTGACCACCATCCCGAACTGCCGGAGCTTCTGCGTGGCCTGCTTCCAGGTCACCCAGGCTTCACAGTAGGCGGCGAGCGCGTCGGCATCGGTCTCGGTCAGCACGCCGAGCCGCGCGAGCATCGGCGCGAGCCGCTGCCATTCCGCCTGGGCGTCGTCCGCCAGCCACGCCGGTGGGGCCGGGCCCAGCGCCGCGGGCTGGGGCTCGCGGTCATTGCGCTTCCGCTTGCCGGGATTGCCGCGGATCAGATGCAGCGCCGTCGGCGTCGGTTTGCGTCCGCGCATCACGGCCCATCGCCAGGATGGAGCGTGCGGATCGGAGTCGCACCGTCCCCTGCGGTTGGAGCCGCCGTGCCGCTTCCAGCACTTCGCACGCATGATCGGCCGCGATACATACCGGCCCCGAGTCGGTCAATCTCGCTGAACGGCAGCACCGGCACGGTCAGCCGGGTGCGCGCCGACGGGTTCAGGAAGTACACATACCGGAGTTGGAAACCGGGCACCGTGATCCCGCCAACCGCCGCGGCGTAGGCCGCCAGATCGTATTTGCCGCCCGTCACGTCGAAATAGGACCGGCCGCGGAGCTCCGCCCGCGGTCGCAACGGATTGCTTTCGAGCGTCATCTTGTGAATCACGACGCCGTCACCGCGGCGGACCAGATTCTCGCTCGGTTTGATGGCCGTCAGCACGAAGCCGCTCGCCCGGTAGATCGCGCCGTCGCCGCACTGGGTGGCGTCGGCAAAGCTCACGACCCACTGCACCCAGGGATAGGTCTTGCGTAACCATCGCAACGCATACCCAATCGCGCGGCTCTCGCTGTTGCGTGGCAGCCACTCGGCGAAGGCGAGCCGGTTCAATTCGAGAAAGCCGTTCCAGGGCGTGTCAGCGACGAGTCCCTGCATTTTGCGTTTATCGAGCGATGGCCCGAATTGCAGCGCGCCGCCGCAACGGTCGGCGAGAAAGACACCGAGATGCACCTGGGAATTGTTCACCGACGATCCGCAACAGGTCCTCACCGTTCCGCAGGTCGGCGGCGAGCTGCTCGATGTTCCACTCGGCCAGGTCCGCCGTTCGGTTGTCATAGATTGCCAGATCCCGCTTCTGGGCCGCGGTGAGGCCCCGACGACGCACCGCGACCACGGTGTCGCCCTCCGCCTCCACCACCTGCACCTTCGTCCACCCGGCGGCCACCGCGGCCTCCGTGACGCCATTCCCGGCGAGGATCAGGTTGTCCTCGTCGATGACGATCGACCGGGCCGCCCCGACCTGCTGCAGGGCCGCGGTCACCATCGCCAGATTCCGCGCCGGGTGCGTCCGGCGGTTGACCGGGTCGGGCCGGAGGTCGGCCAGGCATGTTGGCGGGGCCGGCTGGCGGTCAGGCTGGGGACGGGGCCGGGTCTTGGGCATCAGAAAACCTCAATTTCGCGGGATCCTGCGTGTGGGCGCCAGCGCCCCCTGCTCCTCGGTCGGCTCGTGCGCCGACCCTCCCCCCCCCGGTCACGCGCCGCCGATCGTTTTGCGCGAGTGACACGACTTACACAACGATTGCAAATTGTTCCGATCCCAGAACCGGCCGGCGTCGCCGTCGTGCGGCACGATGTGATCGACGTCGGTCATCAGCACGTTGCGACCCTCAGCCAGACACGCCCGGCAGAAGGGCTCGGCCATCCGCACCTCGGCCCGCAGGCGGTGCCAGCGCACGGTGTTCGACCAGCGGTGCGCCTGGGTGTAGGTGGCCCGGGTGTAGCGGGTATGCGCCGCACAGTGCCCACGCGCCACCAGGACGTGACAGCCAGGCTCACTACAGAACTGCATCTCACTACCCGTCGGCGGGGTGGCAGCGCGGCGGCGGGTGGTCGCCCTTCATCACGCCGAGCATCGTGTCGAGGAGGGCGACGGCCACGTAGGTGCGGTCGCCGTCGAACTCCTCCGGATAGGCCGCTTGCGCGTGGATGCAGCCGCAGTCGAGTTGCACGAGCACTATGGCCGTGCGTACCCGGGTGAGGTCCAGCGTGCCGAGGGCGATCTCGCCGATTGCTTCATCGATGGTCATAGGCCGTTCCTCGTGGCCGCCGGGCGCGCTGTTGGCGGATCTCTTTATCGCGCGTGACTTGTAGCCGCGCTCGCGTCCAGGCCATGTACTGCGATTCGCCGCGGCGGATCGTTTTGCCGCAGCCGTTGCAGAAATACACTTCGCCCCACGGTCCCTCGTTGTCGGTGCTGCCACACCACACGCACACCAGCGGCGACCGTTCGATCACCACCTCGATCGGCGTCAGCGCCTCGGCGTCGGCGGGATCGTCGATCATCGTCAACCTCCGTAGGTGGCCCGGCGCGGCGCGCCGCACCGGCCGTTCCCGCTGTCGCAGTAGCACCACCGCTCG